GAAAAAAGTCTTTCCAGTAGAAGACTCTCCAGCAATAGCAGTAATCTTATTCCCAGATACACCACCAAATATGCTACCTGAAACCAGTGCATTAAAAATGTATGAACCCGTATCAACATAAGTCTCAGTCTCGTCAATATCAGAAGCAAGTTGTGTATACTCACCACCAATTTCTTTTACAATATCTTTTAGAAAATCCATTATGCTACCATCCCATATTCTTCACGAAGTATTTTTTTATAAGGCAAACCTTGTTCTCTAAGTTCTCTAACTAATTTTAGTTTATGATAAAGAGCTGCATCTCCACCAAAACCAAGTGCTTTTACAATAGTATCTAGTTCTTTATCGTTAATAGGCAAATCCATCAGGCAAAAAATGATTCAAGGTTTACAGTTTTTTCCACTTTCCATCCAATAGAATCAAGAATGATTTTAAGTGGTTCTAGAAAGGATTTTTCAAATTGTAGTTCATAATCAATGTATTTGTCAAGATTCAATTCTTTCGGAAACTCTTGAATAAATGAAATAACATTTTCATGAATAGTATTTGGTTTTTTCAAAAAAATAAACTTAATCTTCTCCCCATTTTGAATGAGAGAATATTTTTTAGTAAGTTTATTTTGCTTGATATAGTAGTTAAAAAGTAGTGCTCCACGAACATGAATGGGGGTTCCTTTGGCGTAGATATCAGAAGAAGATGAATACTTTTGAACGTCTGATGCTGAACGAGGAAATGAAATTTCTTCCGGAGATAATTTTTTAAAATCAGATCTACATTTTTCAATAAACTCAATCAATTCACCCTCAGTCTGACTCATCAAAATCTTAAAGGAGTCTTTCAACATTTTACGACAAGGTGCTGGAGTAGAAGACTTGATTGCTTCAATACCCTTAATTTTCAGTTTTGGTTCTTCATAACGCACACCCTCACTATCCCAAACACTAAGAATATATCGCTTCTTTGCAGTCCAGATACCACGCTCTGCAATACACTCACGCTTCATATACATTTTCTGCTCATAGGCATTTACATAGTCAGCCAGTTCTTGGTAAGAACTCTCAATATATTTTTCAAATTCCACTTGACACACCTTATCAAGGAACGAAACAATGTTTTGAGTAGTTTTCTCTCTTCCGGAGAATACATTTTCAACCAGAGGACCCATATTAATATACAAAGAATCAGTATCAGAAGCAATAACATAATCTACATCTCCACTTTTCAAAATCTTGTTTAGATAAGAATTAACCTTATTCATAATCCACTGAATAGAAACTTGTCCAGACAGTGTAATTGCCTCAGCATTTGCAAGTTTGTAATAACGAAAATACTGATTACCAATGGCACCATAAGCGGAGTTCAATTGGATTTTACGTGCCATCTGAATATTATTGCAGCGGGCAATCTCTTTAATCAACTCTTTATTCTTTGTCTTTTCATATTCTTGCTCGGCAGCAAGCATCTTTTTCTTAAAGACGACACGTTCATTGTAAATCTTCTCCATTAATTCAGGAAGAAATCCACGGACATCCTTACGGAACATTGCACCATTAGCACATACAGCGTAATCTTTATACATTTCAAAATTCAATTCTTGATTAAGAATTTTGTCCACATTAACTGTTGGATGCTTCTCATCCAGAAGAGTTTCTGGTGAGATATTGTATTGCATAATGAGGTGAGGATATAGTGAGTTGAGGTCAAAACTCACAACCCAATCATACTTACCTGGAATAGGTTCCTTTACATATGCACCAGCATATTTTTCATCTTTTGCAGATCGTTCTTTTGGCGGAATAACAATATTTCTTTTTTTCAAGTAGTTGTAGATAATAGTATCCCACATTCTAACTTGAGAAAAAACATCTCCGTAGTTTACTTTGGCGTCATATGCCATTGTAAGAGCAAGTTCAATTAGTTTCATCTTGTCTTCCAGACGGTCAACAAGTTCTACGTCAACAATGTTATACTCAATAAACTTTTGCCACCCTTGAGTGTAAAAGTCCTTGAATGTGTCAAACTCAGAGTGATCAAGTTTTTTCTGACCCAGCTCAACCTCAGCAATATAGTCCAGACGATAAGACTCCTGTGCCTTATAAGTAAACTTCTTGTAAAGATCAAGATAGTCGAGAAGAGTTACCCCACCAACTTCAAATGAAGTGTGCTTTCTCCCACTAATATAAATTTCTCCCTCAGTCACAAGACCCCAAGGAGACATTCTCTTCATCAACTTTTCACCAAGAACACGATTCAAGCGTTTACAAATATAAGGAATATCATAAAGTTGAATATTCCATCCAGTAATTACATCAGGAACATCAACCATCCAATAATTAATGAAGTTACTAAGAAGTTCATATTCACTTGGGCAATAGTGATATGTTACATTGCTTTGTTTGTTATTGAATGGTTTGACTCCCCACGTAATAATTTTTTTAGTAGCATAATCTTGAATTGAAATTGAGAGAATTTCTTCGGAACAAGATTCAACGTCAGGGAATCCTTCCTCAGAAGCAACTTCAATATCCAGAGTTACAAGTTTGATCTTGTTGATATCAAACTTAATTTCATCTTCTGGATATTTTTCAGAAATATATTGATAGATGTATCTATCATTTCCATAAATTTCAAATCCATCAACATCACTATACTTGCTAAAAAATTCTCTACAATCCTTTACAGTTCCTGGTCTTACTGCTTCTACAAACTCACCATTTAATGTTCTATATTTGGACTCTTTCTTGGTTTTTACAAAAAATGTTGGGTAAAATTCATCCCTGGTTTCAAATCTTTTACCATTATCAACTCCACGAACCAGAAATTGATTTCCAATCAATTGAACATTAGTATAAAATCTCATTCTTTAATCAAGTCCTCATATTTTTCAAGTAAGGTTGGTGTCGGATCTGCAAGAGTTAGAATCTTATCAGAACTTATCATAAAAGTGTCTTGTTTTGTATATCCCATTAAAAATGGTTCTAAAGTTTGATCACTTTTTACAACAAACGGTTTAATTAACTTACAGTCAGGTTCTCCAATATCAGCACCAACCTCTTCAATCTGTGTTACCAGAATCAGGTTGTTCATCAGTGTTAGTATTTTTGTCATTTTCTTTTCCATAATTAATAACGTCCTCAACGTACATTTCTTTTAATCTAGCAGTTGGTTCCACCATAGTAACTAACCAGTCTGCAGGAACTGGAATTTTTTCATCTGCGGATAGTGGAATCCAAGGATAAAGAGAGACTTCAAATCCAGTTTTCTTAGTCTTTTCTTCACTTTCAATCATGTTAGGATTTCTCATCCTAACCAAACATGGTTTATTTAAATAATAACCAACAACTCTTTGATTTTCTTCTTCGCCAAAGAGCATTTCTGATACATCAGCAATTAAATCTTCTCCAGATTTAAGAAGCATCAATTTAATAGTCATAAGTTTTTTCATACCTCTTAGTATTCTACCAACAAAAAAAGGAGGAGTCAACCTGGTTTTGCCAGGTGCTCCTCGCGCCGACGATAGTTCAATTATTATTTATTCTCCACCATCTCCTCCGCCACCATCTCCACCACTTCCATCACTACCACCCCCAGCACTTGAACGACTTCTTACGGGAACTGCCTTTCCTTTTGGAATTTGTTTTTGTTTTCCCTGAGAGTAAACGGTATGGGGAACTGCATTTTTATATGCAATTGATTTGAACTCATCAAACGATTTCATACATTTTTTTCTTTTGATGTTCTGGAATAACTCTATTTAGTTTAATAGTGAGCAATCCATCAACAAAAGAAACATCACCAACAACTACATCATCGGATAGTGTCCAAGTGCGCGTAAATGCTCTTCGAGCAATTCCATTATGCATATACTCATATTCTGTAGGTGCTTTCTTACACTCTACAAAAAGTTTGTTCCATTCAGATGATACTTCAATGTCTTCTCTCTTATATCCAGCAAGAGCGATCTCTAAAGTAAACTCTGTGGAACTTTCTTTAATCAAATTATATGGCGGATAATTGGTAGAAGATTCGTGTACCGTTCCAAAACGGCTGAGCCACTCATCACCTCCAATAAAATTCTTTTCCAAGTCTGTCAAAAACTTTTCAATATTTCCAGTATTATACTTTGCAAGAGTTGTGTACATTTTAGTTCTCCTTAAAAAGCGAGTGTTATTTTACATTACGGATCCTAAGACTCCGTTTTAGCGTATGAGGGGTTCAAAGAACCTCTCCTCATCATTATTAATTATACTAGAAAAGAAAAAAAGAGGAACGGTAAAACCGAACCTCTTTTTAGGGTGTTCCGACTTTTGTAGAGACCGCACGAAAAGTGTCTCAAGTTTATTTATCTTCTTTTTCTAAATTTTAGATTTAAATACAGATTTGTATATGCGGCAATGACTAAAAGAAATAAGCAAATTGCATTAAACATCTTCCTGCGTTTTACCCTTCTTACCAATATTATATTTCTGCTCCAGAATCCAATCACCCTTGTCCTTGTACGCAAGAACTTTGATTTGATTCAATGGTGCAATATCATTCACACTGTCTGGTTTGACAACGGTAATCAGTCCCCAATCAGCAAGAAGACGAACAATACGGTTACGACGTTGAACGTCATTTACAGTGAGATTAGCGTGCTTGCCATCTAGAGCAAATAGCTCTTTGAAGTGAACAATGAAGTATCTACCCTGCTTATGCAAAATATGGCAAGATTGATAGAGTTTTTTCTCCTTTCTCGATGCAACTCCGATGCGTGTCAAAGTTTCACGAACTTTCAGAAAGTCATCAGGTTCATTAAGAATCACCTCTACCATTTGGTCTTGAGACCATTCAACAGTAGGTTCTACCGTAGTAGTCATTTTTTTCCTCCAATATCAAGTCGTTTTTTAATGAAAGTAAGTTGTTCTTTTGTCAGGATTTTCAGTGCTTGGGATGCTTTTTCATTACTATATCCATAGTATTGTTTAACACATTCTAAGTCCGTGATTTTATCCTTACGGAGCCAGGGAGAAAATCTCTTCCGTTTCCTAAGAGTATTTAGATAAAACAAATATTGCATATCTTTATCCAAATGATGATACCTGTTCATTTCATTGGCATACATCAAACAATCAATATGACCAGATAGACAGCGGTTGACAATATAAGGAGCATATTCCTTTACCAATTCTGGATTTTCTTCAATCAGATTTTCCTTCGTCTGATTGATCGAGTTTAACCAGTCCTTCAATTCCATAATTAAACAGCAGCAGTTCTTTACGTTGTTTTTGCTCTCGCATATATTCGCCCACAGAACGCATCGTATAAGTCAAATCAAACTCAGCAGCGTTCCAGTTCTTAAACCTGTCCTTCACAAGTTGATCAGAGTTATAACTTACCAGCATATCCATATCGTTGGAATCGCAATCAGTAACAAACTTATCGTGATCAAATCCTTTGTGCATCGATCCCTTGTTCCCATAGAGATTATCCTTAATGTCATAAGGAGGATCGAGATACATAAAAGCACTACGGTCTCCATCCATCAAATAATCATAAGAATAATTTGTGATACGCCACTTCCCAATCAACTTAGAGTATTCTGGGAGTTTCTCAATTCCGCGCACACTAAAGTTGGAATTAGATGCCTGAGGAGAAAAAGAAGAACTTGCAGTAAGACCACTAAAAGAACACTTATTAACGATATAAAACCTAACTGCTCTCTCAAAATTACCAGTTACGGGATCTTCAAGAATAGTTTTTGAAATATCAAACAGTCCCCTAGCAGACTCAGGATCAGGGCAAGTGCTCTTAAAATGGAGAAGATGCTCTTTGAGTTCTGGACCAAACATCTGGAGTTGTTGCCAGAAGTTTACCAGAGGTTCATAAAGATCATTTACCCAAATTTTTATATCAGGATATTTCTTTGTAACATGAATTGCAACGGAACCACCACCCAAGAATGGTTCACGAAACTCATCGTAGTTACGAAGATCTGGAAAGTAGGGATCCATTTTGGCGACTGCTCTACTTTTGCCGCCAGGATACCTTAAACAAGTTTTTAGTTGTTTTTGACTAATTGCCATTCAATTTCTCCATAATCATTTCATACTTTTCTCGGCGTCTTTTTCCAAGATAAGGTGTCATCAATTCAGTCCATCTTTTTGCCGCTTCACCCTGAAGACTTATACAATAAACTGGTTTTTGTCCTGCTGCAATATGAACAGGACCACCATCACTATGAGTTATTTTTCTACCGTCCATTATAGTAGCAACTCTCTCCATAATGTCCTGGTCAGTCATAGACATATTCATAGAGACATAATCTTTCTCAGTATAAGTTTTTCCATTAGAAAAAGTTCTTGTTCTTCCTTTTTTATAAGTCCAAGATCCTTCACCTTCCCAAATACCAGTCAACCAAGCAAGTTCTGTTTCTGATGGTTCTCTGCGTTCGTAAATAGTTCCTTTAGCCATAACTTTTAAACTACTCCACTTCTATTTAGTAAAGGAGTTATTTCATTTGAATTCACACTCCACCATAATTTCAGTTAATGCTGCTAAGAGGTTAATTTCTTGATCAGCCACGAACGCACATTGGTATTGATACTTAGCAATAACAAGAACGGCAGCAGGAATAGATTGGGGTGAAAGGCAATCAAAACAGGCGTCATACACCCTACGGAGTAGACTAGAAGCATCGTTATCCAGGTTGGAAACGACCCACTTTCTGACTTCAGAAAAGTTTTTATCTTTGAGATTTTTGACAAGTTCATTTACAGAGATGTCTGAGAAAGATGCAAGAATGCCCGTGTCAATTTTTCCTCCCGTAGAGTACCTCTGACACTCGTTAAGGACTCTACGAAAGTCTGGGAAGTGCTTTGTAACAAGTTCCGCAAGGACTTTTTGATCATACTCAATCCTTTCTGCATCAAGGATAGTTTGAAGGCGTTGGAAGAAACTTGCTGCAAGTTGCTGTTTCTGTTTTCCCCTAATTGTAAAATCGATGACGGCACATCGGGAGTGAAGAGGTTCAATAATTTTGTTCTTGTAATTACAGGTGAAGATGAATCGGCAGTTGCTATAAAATGCCTCAATATTCGCCCGCAGTAGGAGTTGTACGTCGTTGCCTGTGTTATCTGCCTCATCGATGATGATGACTTTGTGTTTAGAAGATCCCGTAAGTGAGACGGTCGAAGCAAAGTTCTTCGCCTGGTTCCGTACAGTATCCAAGAAACGTCCTTCGTCGGATCCGTTGATGACATAATAATCTGCCCCCAGTTCGTTACATAATGCTTTTGCGATTGTAGTTTTACCAATACCAGGAGGTCCTGCCAGAAGAAGATTAGGGATCTCTCCTTTCTCTACAAACTCCTTAAAAGTTTTTTTAGTATCATCAGGAAGAATACAATCCTCAATCACTTGAGGACGGTACTTCTCCACAAAAAGAAATTCACTTGTCATAATTTAGTTCTTTTTTAAGAAGATTGAGATTGTTAAGATGTTTTTGATACGAAAGAATATTATTATCCACTTCTTCCTTTGTCACATCGTTAAATGTACCAAATTTAGATTCAAAATATAGTTGATTATCTTTTACAGATTTCCAACTTTTAAGTTCACTTTGAATTTGATTTATACATTCATCAATAGTTTCAATAAGTTTCATAATTTAGATCCATTCAGGTTTTCGTTCTGGCATACGAAGATAATTAGATGCAACCCAAGGTTTGGATGCGATATACATCTTGTAAGCAGTAAAAGTGTCAATGCTTGTGTCAAATTTATATTCATCTGGCAT